TGAGATATGGAAGCCTCGGGTCGGCCAACAGTGCGACATCACCGATGACGGGATTGTCCTCGTCATCGCACGCCGTCCATTCACGGCAGAACGCGGTATGCATGTCCACATACGCCTGCTTCATGTCCGACTCCCAATTGTTCGTGTGGAACATGATCGGGTCGCCGTTGTTGCGCTGGCCCACAAGGTCGAGATACGAGTAGTCGGTTTCCCAGCCGATAATGAGGTCACGCCAGCCGTGGACATCCGCGAAGAAGCCGACAACGTTGTAGTTGTCCAGCATCCAGCGAACCTTGCGGTCGAACGCCTCCACATCGACCTGCCAGTCAGCGGCCTCGGGGCCTTCGGGCTTCTGTTCCAGTTTGATAAGGAACAACAGGCCGTCCCTGACACGGCAGCCGACCAAGGCGGTCGCATCATCGGAAAGCGAACCGTCGAAGCCAAGCGTTATCTCGTCCTCGTCCGAAATAATGTCCTTCCAAGGCGCTGCCTCGTCCAAGTCGGTGCCCTCGGGAACGCCCGCATACAATGCGATGCCCGCGAGATGGCTTTTCAACAGGGATTCGGACAGCCAAGCGTCGGAAACGCTCGTGAGACTGTTCAGGTAGTAGCGAATCGAATCGCCCACATCGGAAGCCGGGTCGAGGATATCCGCGATAGGGCCGCGAATATCAACCCAGCCGTCCTTCGACGGGCCCGGCTCCACGCCGGGGGAGCGAAGCGAATACCCGTCATCGCTCACACCCTCGTCGTTGACCGGCACGATGCTGCCGTCAGCGAGAATGATATGGTCCTTGCCGTCCCTTGACTTCGCGGCGGAACCATACGCCTCATACAGGCCATGCTTCAGTTTGCCCGCATCACCCAGGTCCTCGATGTTCAAAGGCGAATACCTGTGGTCGAACAGCAGCTTCGGGTCCTTGATGCGACCCTCTCGAATATCCTGAGCGTGCTTGTAGGTCTCCTCGGCGATACTGTTCTCGCCGGGACGGTACATGGTCGTGGTTTCCAACACCCACGGTTCGGCGTCGCCCATACGCTTCGAGAGATTACGTTTCAGCGTATGATACGTGGCCTTCAACCGGGGAACGTTGTACAAGTGGGATTCGTCGGCGATGATGAACGTCTGCTTGCCGCCGTCATGCGTGGAAGAACCGGTGGCACCGGGCTTGATCGAACCACCCTCCGGCAGCAGGATACGGGTTTCACCGACATCAAGACCATAACCGCGCAACTGGCTCAAAGGCCCGTTCTCGCAGTTGTACTTCATTACCTGATAAACGTTATCCGTCTGTTCTTCGGCGGTGGCGATGCACACCACGTTCGGGCCCTGCACGGGACGGCCCATAGGCTCGCCCGGCAGATACTCGTAAGTCTGGCCGAGGAACGTGTAGGTTTCCCCGCCCTTCGCCCAACCGGCGAAACGGCATGGGCCCAAAGCCTCGAACAAACCCAGACGGCCACCCTTGCCGGACTTGTCACAACCCTTGGGGCGACTCAGGAACACATGGTTGAAACGACGCTGCCCATACTTGTCGAGCGCGTAACAGTCCACGTAGAATCGCGCATACTCAGGACTCTCATACACGGGCATGTCATACGCGGGCTCCGAACCCACGACGCAGAACGACTGTATCCACCACAAGGCAAGCCAGCCAAGCGAACGCTCCCTATCCTCGGCGGTCAGATTAGGGATAACGTCATGCATCAGCCCACCGCCCGACGCTGCCTACGTGCTTCCTCCATGCTGATGACGTTCGAGGAACCCGAATACGAGGACGCCTTCAAATCATTCGCCTGAGGCGCGTCGAACTTCAAATCGTTACGCGCCTTCGGAGTGACGCCGATCATGGCCTCACGCTGGCGAATCTCAGCCGCCAGAATCGCACGCCCCTTACGGGAACGTTTGAAATCATCCTTGAGCAGCGCCGTATCCAACACGAAATCCCAGTCAGGGCCGACGCCCATACGCTGAGCCAACGGGCTACGACGCAAATCCTCATACCAGCGGCGAGTGACCGGCAACCATTCATCGCCCGTATCCGGGCGAACATCAGGCAGTTCCGGCCCAACCGGCTCCTCGGGACTGCTCAGCAAAGGCATCGCGGCTATCTTGGACGCCCTACGCCCGTTTCCTGCCATGATTCACGCTCCGTTTCCGCCCATTCCGGGCTGTCCGACGCACGGGCTTTTCGCCCCTGCACCGGTCGTGAACGAGAATGCGGTTCTCCAAAGTCGCTGAATGCGACTTCTCCAAAGGAACCTTCCACTCAAAAGCCGCGCCGTCAGGCCCGGCACTATCTACATCGACCAGTCCGCCGCACTTCTGGCAACGGCCGGCACACTTCTCAATCACCTGCGAACGGGTGAAAGACTCGACAACCATCCGAGGCCGTTCAGCCGGTTCCACCGTCCGCTCATGCAACACGGTTTCAGGACGCGACGGCAGCTCGGGATGCAGTTGACGTTTACGGAAATACCTCAAACGGCACTTGTCCGAACAGAACAAGCGAGAGGAACGCTCAGGGTCGAACCATTTGAAGCACACCGGACACATGCGGGTGCGCAGTCTCCTCAACGGAGTGCCGGAATAGTAGTTCCGGTTGTAATGCTCCCTGCACAACCCTTTGGCGCACACCGGGTTAAGACACCCGAACACAGCGCAACGCTCTATCGAAAAGCCGGCCTCGAATACCATTCGGCCTCCTCGCGGCTCCTACGCTTTTCCACCCGAGCCTCACCACTCTCACGAGCGGTTTTCTGCTTATGGTGATATGAGCACAACGCCCACAGGTTCGACGGGGAATCATCATCAGGCTCACCGTTCTTCGCGCGAACCTTATGATCGACCTCATTGGCAGGATAGCCGCAAATATGCTTCGCCCCCGTATGCCAGTCGGTCACAATCCACTGGCATCGATGGTGGTCCCGCTCTAATATCCGCTTGCGGGTCCGCTCCCATCCGGGGTTGAACCGTGCATCACGGTTGGAAGATGACCAAGCCACGATGACTCCTTACACGTAGGGGGCGGAGCCGGTGGGAGCGTGGCGAGCGAGCATTCCAACGGGGTTAATCCAAATACAGGGGATGTTGGTCCACGAGCCACCGGTTCCTAGAGGCAATCCCGAGAATCGAACTCGAACCTGCGCTTTACGAGAGCGCCGCTCTTCCAATGAGCTAGAATGCCATGCCTCCCACTAGGGGAGCGCTGTTCAGTTATCGCCGCACGGCATGGCATGAAGCCGCCGCCGACATCCGGCGATGACCCAAGAAGCCGTCACCGCCTGTAATCGCCTCTTCTTGAAGGCGTTGTGGTACCGGAGTGGACTCGAACCACCGACCCTATGACCGTAGCCATACGCTCTAGCCGCTGAGCTACCGGCATCGCATACCTGGTGAGAATCGAACTCACGTCACCGGTTTTGGAGACCGGTACTCTACCATTGAGCTACGGGCATATAGGGATAGTCGAACCCCCACGACAGTCAGGGCCTTGACCAGCCTCACCGACCATCTCGCGGATGATGCAAGATTTGCACTTGCGAACCTTTTACGGTTTACGGCCTAGCAAGCCGCCGCATTCGTCTACTCTGCCAATCATCCACGGCCACGCCCCCGGTCCAAGAAAACAACACCAATACAAAACGGAATCCCAGAGAACTCGACCTTACAAATCCTCGTAAAACTGTTTTGACGGTTCGGTTTTCAAAAAAGGCGTGGCCTAGTCGTGAGAGAAGGAATCGAACCCACAACACACCGGGTTTGAGCCGGCGTCCTCTACCAATTGGGATATCTCACGCAAATACAAGAAAACCCCGCGACTGCGGGGCCTCACCTTGTCAGGAACCCGAGCTTCGCTCCAATCCCCGACAATCCATCTACACGACATTTTACTCACAACAAGCGTTGCAGCAAGCGTTGCAAGAGTATTCCCACCACCAATGAAACGCTAATTCAAAAAACAGCCCAGCAGATCATTCACGAGCAGAACCATTGTCCGTGCGGCCCCCACGTCTTACCGGGGTGGGGCTCTCCCACCCCCATGTGTGCGCGTGCGCGTGTACGCGCGTGTGGGCGTGCGCGTATGGGCGTGTGCGCATACATGCGTGGTTATGGGACTGTGAGCGGCGGCGGCATGAGGTTGAGTGTGGTTGGCTCAGGTTTTGTTTTTGATATTTCTTATTGAGAATATTCTCGTTAAGCCTTTATTTGGTATATAAGGTATATACCCGCGATTTTACGTCGTGAATCGTAAGTTTCGACACGCCGAGTGAAGCTAGTGTTTGCAATGGTTTACGGGTGGTTTAATCGCTACTGACTTGCGTTCCAGTATTGGACCGCGTATAGTGATAGCCATCAACCGCGGAACACCAAGAAAGGAACCTCGAGATGAACACCACGGAGATTAAAGCCAAAGCCTTTAGAGCGGCGGTAGACCTAGCCACGGTATGCAAGCCCTGCACCTATGACAACGTGCTGGACATCACGGCCATAGCCCTCGGTATCGAGATGGACGACAACGAGGAATACCCCGCCGAGCTCTACCGCAAGTTCGACCGAGTGTGGGCCGAGCTCAACTACTGACAGCGCCGCCGATAGGCGGGTACTGGGTTCGAGTCCCAGCGGCGCACGAAGTCCCGGTGATAGGTGAGAGCTATCCCGAGTGACATGAGAGTTTGAGAATTGAATAGTGTTACCGATACCCAGTCAAGGACTGGTGAGGGATAATGAAGCAAGGCAGAGGTCTTGCGAGTAGTGCGGGGGCCGCTGAGAGAACGCGGCGCGATGGCATCAGAAACTCCGTCTGCGAATAAGCCAAAGGTATAATTAGGCCCACTGAAACAGATAGCGAGGTGGGCCATGGACTACAGGGAATTGCAAGACAGCAAGAATCTGGATAATCAACAGTTAGCCGATAAAATCGGCGTACCTCGTACCACGGTATCCAAGTACAAGAATGGGCATCTCGATACAAAAAACATGACGTTAGAGATGGCTGTTAAATGGTTACGTGCGTTGGGGCGGCGCAAGATGGCTAACGATTTATCCGAGATGTTTGCGCTTGCTGAGGCTCCTAGTGAGCCGAAAGAAAGCGCCGCCAAGTAGGCGGGCGCGTGCCCTAATCAATTCTTCGCCCGACTGTAGGCGTTGTGTGCAGTCGGCCTAAACTCACTGGGTTTACCCCATAGTCTAGGCACTCATGGCGTGTCCCAAGGTGGACGGGATACGCTGGAACCTGTTATATCGAAAGGTGGTGAGCCGTGCCGGTTGGCGATATCGTCGTTGACCCGCGTATCCAGACTCGACATCCCGACGTGTCCGCTGATTCGGTGCGCGTGGCATGGTCGAACGTCGTGCGGTTTATGGCGCGTGAGGATACCGACCCGTTGCGTTATGTGGCGGTTGGATACGACGAGTACGGGCGTTTGCTGGAAATGGTGGCGGTACTAGATGAGTCGGATCGTTGGCATGTGTTCCATGCCATGCGTGCGACGCCGAAGGTGCTGCGGGAACTGAAACTTTTGTAAAGGAGGAAGTGTCATGTCTTTTGTTGCGAAGGGTGGCCGTGTGGTCACTGATGACATGTTGGACAAGTGGGCTGATGATGCGGATAGCGGCGAGTTCGGCGGAAGGCCGGGTGCGGTGTATTCCGGGCCTGTCGTTCCTGTCGCTCAGGCGGATGCTGTCAGTCGGACGTTTTCGTTAAGTGCTGACATGTCGGCTATGTTGGATGCCGTCGCTAAACGTCGTGGCGTGTCCGCTGATGACATCATGCGGCACGCGCTGGTGCGTGAGTTCGCGTCAGTGTGAGCTGTTCGGCGTGCTGGTTTTCCGACACGCCGATTTGTTTAAACCAAAATGATACGTTATGCTATCAATTATCAAGCCCAATCAGGCAAGACAAAAGCAAGTTTGAGAACTTAACAGTGTTTCCCTACATGCAAATGATACATTTTGCTGTCATAATTGGTTTACCTACTACTAGAGAAAGCGGGTAAGCCTATGGGACTTAAGGAACTGCGCAAACAAGCCGACTTAACACAAGTTGAGCTAGCCAAGCGCACTGGAATAGCGCGAACAATCATCAGCAGTTATGAGACCGGGCGGCGAGACGTTCGGAACATGACTCTTGAAAACGCTTTGAAGATATCCAGTGCACTCAACTGCCAACCGAGCGACCTGATGCGTTAAAAGAATGCGGCTAAGTAGCGCCAACTACCTAGCCGCGTGCCTTAAGTTGAAAGTTCTCTAACCAATCAATCAAATCGAGGCTGTGCTATCTTAGCACGCCTCACATGGAAGTGAGGAACCATGCGTAAAATTCTGGCGGCTTCAGCCGCGTTAATCACACTTTTCACCCTGTCCGCTTGCGGTAGTGATACCGCGAACATCCCGCAATGTGAGAACGAAGACGGCTCGGGTCAAGCTGGACTCTGCTACTGGGATAGTGCTCGAATGGGCAACGGACGCGGTACCGGCCTGTACATCTACCAAGACGGCATTCTAATCGACGAACGCTACTAAGTCTTTCAATCAGATTCATTCAGTCGCGCGGCTGTCTCCGCGCTTCAACAATTCAAAGGAGATTCAAAAATGTCTATCGAGGAAATGTGGGACGCGCTGAAAGATGATTACGGTGTGTCCGAACAGACTTTGCAAGTTGTCACCAATATCAACGGTTACAGTACCGACACCATGCATGACGTGTTGTACGCGGTAGCCGCAGAACGTCAATTCGATGGCGAGGTGGCATGATGGAACGCTCTTACATGCTTGACACGCAGTACACCACTCAAAAGTCGTTCGGCGGTAAGGCGGTCGTTGAAGTTTGGCGCAATAATCTCGGTTTAGATTATGAGCTTTTTAGCTACGGTACGCATGTCGCCACTGTTTTTGATAACGGCTTGAACGGCACGTGTCAGCTGGAACTTGAAGATACATGGTCGTATTCGAATACGACTGTGAGGCATGTTCGTGAGTTTATCCAGCAATTCGGCTGGAAGCGCATGACGAAAGCCGAAATTGGTGAATTGTACGGCAAAACTGTCTGCCGTAAATACCGCTGACCTGACTGCGATAGCGTGGCGCATTAATCCGCGCTTCCCGCCCATTCGGACAATTTCAATCAATCAAACCTTCACACTAAGGGGTGTGTCATGTCTGAAGAAGTACTGAATCCAAGCGACTTTCACGTTGGCTGGTTGGCCCAATCGTTGGCCGGTGACATCTACGTTATCGTAAAAGCCACTGACAAGACGGTGACGTTCGATAAATACGATACCGTCTGGCTTACCGTTCGACGTGTCCGGCGTAAGCGTTTCGAGTGGACGATTGAAGGAGGCTACTTCAAGGACGGTGCCTTCACGTTCTGGCCGAGTAATTTTTTCCCGCCTGAGAACGGCTTCAGCCGCAACGATTTTATCCAATCGCATGAGTTTAAGGCGGTGGAATGATGGCACGCTACTATTACGCTTACCACTGGACTTACGGTATCGGCACGACATGGGAAGACGGGTCATGGCCTGGAAGTCTCATGGTGTTCGATTCGATGGGCGAGCGTGACAAGTGGGTTGCCGACGACGTTTTTGATGGTGACTGGCATCGTGAGGCCATTACGGCCAAGGAGGCGCGTCGTATCATGGCGGATACTGTTATCGGTTTTGATAATGATATGGTCGTACGGTACGACGAGAGTCGGTCTGCTGTTGAACGGTATGCTTCGACTGTCGAACTGGTCAGGGCATGGCGGCGTGTTGACATGCATAATCACCCGGCTAAGTATTACGCAGAGTGATTGCCATGATCGACCACTGGGGACTCGGCTACGTGATGCGAGTCCATCGTTAAATAATTCGTTTCGGGGCATGGCGTTGTGGCTATGCCCCTTTGTTTTAGGGAGTTTTGAAATGAAGATTTACGCTGATGAAATTAAGGCCATGGTGGAACGTGTTGACGCGAAACTAGCGCCGTTATGTGATTATGGGGGGTTTAAGCCTTATGAGGGTATCTACCGGTTGGATGACTGGGGGTATGTGACCGAAACCGAATACAACAAGGCCTTCGAGGGTGAAGCTGGCTGGGCCCAGGACGCTTATATTTTGGACAGCAACGGTGTAAGTCGCGCTACTATCTGCCATCTGATTAACGAGGATGATGACGGTAAGGCAATCTCTGATTACATCAACGAGTGTTTTGACAAAAACCAAATGGACAATGTTTTCTACACTGAAGCCACTGAGGATGGCGAGTGTTGAGAGTCCGTCATGTTCTGCTTGTGGCCGCGCTAGTCGCGGCCATTCTCTTTCTCAGGTGGGTTGGTTTTATCCAGCCGACTCCCCAATGTTCCACGCCTTACGGCGTTAATGACACTGCCACTTGCGCGTATGGCGATTACGCCTATCACCGTGGCGTGCAAATCTGACAATCGATTTTTTGAAATGAGGTAAACAAAATGAAGAAGCTGGCTAATGATCCGTCGCGTAACGTGAATGCCGTGAGCGGCATGTGGGTTCGACTACGCAAGGACGGCTCGAAATATGATGTACGGTATGTTAACGCTAGGGTGAAGCGAGTCTGGTCGTTGTCCCAAACGTCCGAGGGTACCGCGTGGAACGTTCAGGCTAGGGGAGTCCAGTATGAGGATTTTCTTAACGGCATGAAGTCAAGCTCGGTTGACCTTGAGCATGGCTGGTTGCTGGTGCCTGACTCGGAACGATGTGGAATCGTTCGGGTGCCGGTGCCTACCGGTATGGACGCGAAACGTGTGGCCGCCATTAAGGCTGATCCGCTGGTTGATATGAATTGGCGTAATGATGGTGAACGGTTCCTGAGCGGCGTTCACTGGCCGGTGCCTGTACCTGTTGAAGATGAGAGCAAGTGGGCTGGTGAGGATGAGTTTCTGGATGATGAGCCGGCGCCGATTACTCAGGAGATTGCTGAAGTCCCGCCCAAGGTCAACACGTTTGCCGTGTCCTACGCGACTCTGCCTGACCTGATGATGGCTAAGGAATGCCCGGAACTGCAAGGTTTGGGCCATATCAAGGCGTTCCGTACCAGCAAGGGTAAAAAGGTGGCGTACATCGCTTCGGCCAACGGCAAATGCGTAGTCGCCTACCGTGCAAGGTATGAGCGTGGCAGTGACGAGCAGTTAGAACAGGCGGTGGCCGATTACGTGGCCGTTGCCCGTAACCTGTGGGCTAAGGCGGCGTGACATGAGCGAGCTGAGAGACAAGGCCACGCGACTGTTGTTGAAGTCGGCGTGGGAAATGGCTGACGACAAAGAAGACGAGCTATCCGCCGTGTTCGATGGTCAGCATGGTTTCACGGATGATTTGCGCAGACGTGCGATCGATACCCTGGAGGGTGTCGGCTGTATGCCCAGTACGCCGCCTGACAATGATGAGATGGAGCGTTTGATTGCTGATTCCGGTTTGTCGTTGGACGTGCTGGATATGAAGGCGCGTGAGGTGTACGACTGCGGTTATTCCACCACGTATCAGCGTTATCAGACGGCTATCGTCATGCTTATCGATGATTTGCTGGGGGTGGATTGATGGAAGTCAAGATACCTACCAGTAAGATTCGTGAGGTTATGGAATCTTCCGGCTATGCGTATACGGCTGAGAATATCGCGGCGGTACGCGCCAACATTCCGCTTCACACGTCTGACCTGATTTTGGCGGCGTTGAACGCCACCGATTTGCCCGACAAGCGGTTTGCTTTGCCGCTGTTCTAGTTCTTGCCGTCCAGCTTTTTCCTCACTTCCGCTGGACGGCAACCCATTTTTTTCTACAAACCAAATCAATATTTCTTTAGGAGATTATTATGAGCGCCACTATCAAACTTACGTTGAGCGACTACCGTGTCCGAGAACGCTTGGACGGCTGGTGGCGTATCCCTACGGTCGCCCAATACTTGTATCCCAATGGCGAAACCCAACAGTTCATGAACATGCTGGACGAACTGGACGGCGTGGTACACGATACTGAGGCACAGTATGAAGACAGGTTCTCGTTCGATGATTACGCTGATTTTCTTGAGAGTCTGGCACCTGAATATCGCAAGGCGTTTCCCATCGCGCCGGACGGGTGGAAACACAAGGCGGGTGAGATTTACATCTACTGGTAAAACTCGGATACTATTCTATCCCAATATGGTATATGATTGATACCACCTGTTAACCGTTAAGGAGGTTTATCATGGGTAAGCTGGTCGCCAATATCGACGATGACGTCAAGGCGCGTGCCGCCGCGCTCTACGATTCCATGGGCATGAGCCTGAGCACCGCCGTCAACATGTTCCTACGCCAGTCTCTGGTGGACAACGGGCTGCCGTTCAGGCCGCGCCGATATGAGGGCATACGACTGGTGCCGACCGAGGAGACGCGCAGGGCCATGGTGGAAGCGGAGGCCAAGGAACTGGGACTGATGCCCGACGATGCCGTGGAATGCCGGACAGAAGAAGAGGTGCTTGACCATCTGCGCGTTCTCAGGGAGCGTGCGCGGTGAGCTATACGATAAAGTTCGATTCACGGTTCGACTCTGATTATGAGTGGCTGAGCCGTACGCACCCTGAACTGTGCGACGATCTGAACGACGCGATTCTGCTGTTGCGTGAGAACGGCGAACTTCCCGAGGGATACCGGCCTCATGTGCTGGATAACCCGGGCGGCAACTATAACGGGCATTGGGAGTTCCATCTGGCCGGTGATGTTGACGTGCTTGTCCTGTATTGGAAGCGCGGCAATCGTGCCGTCATACGCATGGTGCGTATAGGTTCCCATTCGGAGCTGTTTAGAAGCGAATTGTTATAGCCGTTATCGTTTTCATGGCCTCATGGACTTGTTCTATGGGGCCATTCTTATAGAAACCATCATCTAGAACCGCATCATAGGGCTTTCTATGGTGCGGTTTTCACATAAATCAGCATTTAGACGGGACTTTAGAACTGTCTATTGTCCCGTTAATCGTTTTACCGGACAATAGAAAGAAGATTTTCCATCATGGATGAAGAAACCGAAGAAACCGAAGTCTATACGGTTTACATGCGTGTACAGCAGATCGAGACACGTCACGTCACTGCGCCGAAAGGCTTGACGTTCGACCAGTTGAGCGACTGGGTTGACGAAAACGGTGTTGGAGACCTGTTGGACATTGATGAACTGGACAACGATATGGTCAGCGCCGATTACGAGGACGGCTCTCATGTCAAGAGAAAGTGGGCGAATTGATTACCGCAATCTACCGTTATGAGCGTTTCGACCCCGCCACCAACAAAGAATTGTGGCGGCGTATACCACGCTGGGAGCTGCGTTTCATGTGGCTTCAGGCGTGGCTTAAACACGATAAGGCGGCTCGAATCTCTTACGGGGCTTGGCTGTACGCGAACGCTTCGGGCGGCGGGCAATGGTTGGCCGCTGACATGTTGGACTGGAATCAGGAGGTAATCGATGGACGCTGAGCGTATGGAAGCCGCTTTGCATGAGGTGTGGAAATACTATGACGAGGCAGGGGAGAGCGGGGAGAACTATGTGCTTGACCCGGATAATCTCACCAAGTTCGCCGCCGATCTGTGCAAGGAATACGAGAAATCTTGATACACTGAAGGCCATAGGACTATCTTGTGACCTTCTGGGAATTAGCAAACCAAAACACAAGGGGCACGGTGACTGTCGTGCCCGAACATTTTTCAGGAGGAATCATCATGCCCACCCACGTTTCCGCAAACGTAAAGGAACTCAAGGGACTCGGTAAGAACCTGTACGCGGCCATGCGAGCCGACTGGGAAGTCAACCCCAACGCGCCGTCTCTCCCCCATAGACTACTTCAAGCCCATCGTCGCATGGTTCCAGGCGCATAGGGATGACCCGTCCATGATGGATGATGTGCTGGAATCCTGCACGCGTGCGGGTTTGTCCGCAGACGATAGAAGCGAGCTTCAAGACTGCGCGACCGGCACGCTATTCAGGAATGGCATACTTGATGTCGAACGCTTGTGGAGTATGACCGCTGAATCTTCCGGCGAATGGGGCGATGATGTGCCTTTGCCAGTCGAATACCGGTAGCTGGACTGGCGGCAGCGCGTACTGTGCTAGTCTGAAAGACATTACTTCCCGTTTTTTTACGCGGACTTCATTGGATGTCATGTGGCATCATTTTTTCATGGAAAACTGGGGCGAATTGAACGCCCATAGGTAAAGGAGCTTTGAATCATGGCTGAACTAACCGACCTTGGACTTGTCTGGACCAAGATTAACGGAGAATACGTCGCTAAGGTGGAGTCCGGTGGAAAGACCGTGGTACTGAAAATCAGCAATGGGGTGTTGACCGCCAACGGGAAGACGGTTCCCGGCGTGCATCCCGTGGTGCAGGATATTCCTCAGAACGACGGTGGCGAGCGAAAAGAACCATCACTTCGTGTGGCGGCAATGACACCGAAGCAGATACAGCATCGCTTGGTTGAGGTTGGCAAGAAAAAGGCGCAGGCGCTGCGTGATCTTAGGGCTTTGGAGTCAGCCTCATTTGTCTCGTCTGTGGATGTCAGGAACAAGAAGGCGACACTGCGGAGTTTGGAGCGTGAAGAGAAAGAACTTCGCAACGAACCATACCGCCGTAAATCCCAGGATGCGGAGAAGGAGCGTGAACGCAAGAACGAGGAGGCTAGGAACTTCGCGCGGGGGACTGTGGCGGATAAGGCTCGCATGGAGATCGGCAAGGGCTGGTATGAGGGTGAGAACCACGTCTGGTCCTACTATGAGTGGGGGCCTGGGCAAAAACCATGCTGGTATCGGAGCGATGACTTCGACAGTTATAACGGGGGTACCAGCGAGAGCTACGCACATGCGGTTGAGATTTGTGGCGATCCACGCAAGCGTGACCCTAAGCAGTCCGAGCGTTAAGCGGCTGGCCGAACGAATCAAAGCGGAAGACAACCGGCGCGAGCTGGTGCATTAAACAACGAGTGTGGGCCCGATTATACGAGAACATGCTTTTCATTCACTGAAACCCGTGACAATTGATTGATTGATTGTCACGGGTTTCAAACTATGATAGGCGTGTTAGAAGCCGCCACTGCCTCTCAAGGAAGCACACTAGGGCGGCATTCTCATAGGCCAAACCAACCGCCACGGCCTTGACCGAGACGCGGATAGTATCACCATTCCGTGCGTAAGTGAAGCCGGCGGGTATCTTGTTTCCTCAGGTTTTCCAGCATGGTTTCCGAACAATAGGGGACTGGCTTACGTTTGATCGTGCGCAGCAGCTTCTCCTCGGCCATTGTGCAGCGGCATGGGTTCATCTTGCAGCGTCTGCACACTTGAATGTTCACATGGTCGCCATTCGTGGACGAAAAACTGTACAACATCGACCCGAAGGGAAACTCTTCGGCGGCATTGCCGCCGTCGATGATGAATATGTGTCTCATTGGTCTTCTCCCAAACCTTTTGCTTTGTTGCGTGCATGGTGCAGCTGTTCCGCCAATGCGGGCGTCATCGTGGCTAAATGTATCGAGGCGGTCAGCATGTGTACGGTCATGTAGCTGGCATACGCTTTGCAGCAGTCGATTATGCCTTGTTGAAGATCAGGGCGGCTGCGGAACATGTCAGGCTGGTAGACCATTGTCTTGCCCAGTTCCGCCAACTTGTTGTTCACGGTTTTGAGCTGACCGGGGTGAATCGGCTGGCTCATGCGTCCTCCACGGTGATTTTGTCGGTAGCGTGCAGGCGGATGGTCAGGCTTCCACTCAACGTGGCTTCGATGGTTTGTTCGTATCCGGTGATTATGTCCAGCACGGTTTTCACTTCCCACGGGTGTGCGTCCACACGCAGATTGGTGAGCGTCCCCTTCAACTGATTGCCCTCGTGATTCACCGTCAGGGTTTTTCCCATGAATCGCGGACACAGTTGATCGGCTTCAATGAGCATTCTCATAACTGGCCCTTGGCTTTCCTCGTATAGTATTCCTCGGCAGACAACAATTCCAGAATCGGAGTCTGCTTATTGGCCTCCAATAATTCCTCCCATGTCATCCACGGGTGAAGACCCGCCAGTGTTCCGCACCAAGATGCTTGGTACAGTGCCTTGTCATCGGGTCTGAACAGCCAACTATCACTGTGGGGAGCATACCGTTTGATGATTCGTCCCCAAACGGTCTCCGATCCCATTCTTATACGCGCCCAGTATTCGCCGGGCGAAACCGGTTCTTCAATACGCGGCTTCTTAGGTGCGGGACGAGTGGCGTAATCGAAATCCTCCTCATAGACAACGAGAAACATTGAAGCCGGTTCCTTTTCGACTCCCAGCTTCCACGTGGCGGAAACACCAACTCCGTCTCCCTCGACCTTAATCATGTCATCCCAATCAATGCGGGACTTGAACTTGTACGTGTTCGTACTGCCCTTGACATGAATCAAATCACCGGGCTTCAAGTCCTCCCAATCGACGCGAATCTTCTTCTTGCTCACTTGTATTCCTCCTTGCCGATATCGCTGAATCGTGTGTAAAGCCGGTCGTTCACGACATACGTGTTGTAATCATCCTGTTGGATGTACCACCAACGGTTTTGATGGCCAGCCTTCAAATACTCCTCGCACGTGTGGTCGATAGTGTTGTCAGGGTTGACCTTCTGCCTGAACGACAATTCATCAACCACGTTATTGTCGGCCACGAGACCGGCTATCCGGTCGATACGCTCCGGCGTGAAATCGGGCGTGACCACGTACACGACACGCACCTTCTGACCGTCGAACCATTTGCGGGGCAATGCCAACGCCACGTCATCGGACAAGCTCGTGGGCCGCATGTGATACACCACGCGGCTGAACCTGACCTGCTGCATGACTTGAGCCACGTTGCGTCCGCATTGGAAGTAGCTGGTGTGCATCTCGGTTTCCGTAAGACAGTCTCCGGCCCTGCGTATCGCCTCCCGGTAGAAGGCGACACGTTTCGACGCTTCCGGCTCGCGCATGGGGAACAGGGGGTCTCCGCCGCCGCTGAAGCTCAGGAACCTCATGGGGTGGCGTTCGCTTTCACGGCTGATGGTCCGCAGCGTGGCCTGCATGTCTGTCACCGGCACGTTCAATCCGGTTTTCCTTACGATGCAGTAGGGGCATGTCCAATGACAGCCGAAATTCGTGATAACCGAATAATGTCCGTTCATTGTGTTTCTCCGATCAGTTGTTCCATTTCACTCACGTTGTCCTGCTTGCGTTTCAACGCCACGCAACGACGTATCCACTCGTGTTTGCGCTGATAGACGTTGGTTATCCCATCGTTGCCCAACAGTTCGTTGCATGAGCAGACAAGCTGGGGGATGTCCGACTCCGAGTCCGTTTGCACGACGGGTTTCTCCCCGCAGGCGGGGCATTCGGGAACCGGCTCGTCAACCACTGCCTTCAACCGTCTGCAACCGGTATTCCACTTCTGAACACTCTCGTCTTCAAAAAACGAGGCGAACGAAAGGATGCTTTCGACGTGATCGCACCATTCCAAGAGCTGCCACGAGTCTTTTTCCAGCCAGTAGTCGCGGTAGTTGCGGGTGACGCACACATGCTTCAGTTTGGGTACGAGTCCGCAGATGGGGCATGGTTCCACTACCGGTGGTTCAGGTTCCGGTTTTTCGACCGGTTTCGGCTCCTCCAAGTGCAACAGTCGTTTCAGCCGGTTCACATGCCCCTCGATTCCATCGACTCGTTGAACGCCTTCTGAAACGCTTCAACACCGGCTCTAACGGCCTTTTCGACGGAACCGTCGGGCGGCGGCATCACGGTCGCGTGCGCGCATGGTCGCATGTCGTCACCTATAAACACGCTGTCCGGTTCCAGTTCGCCCACCACCGGGACTTCCACGGTGAACGTGGCTAGTTGAAGCGCCTTGGAATACAAGCCCAATACCACTTCCGTGGTACCAAGATTGATGCTCATTGAGTAATCTCCCTGTGTCCGAGGAACTTGTTGACGAAGAACGTCTGACCTTTGCCCGTGACTTTCGGCGTCTTGTTGATGGTCGTGTGACCGTCCGAGTGAACCACGGTGGTTTCCTTGATCTCGAACAAGCCCAATTCCATAGATTTCTGCGTGGGCATGTTGCGAGAGCTGCCGGTTTTCATCAGCCATCCGTTGTCCCTCAGCCACGCGAACAAGCGAGTGCCGCCAATATCCACGCCATTGCCTTTCAGGACTTTCGCCAAGTCGCCCACAAGGATGCTGGTCTTCGAGGTTTCCACAGCGTCAGCGAACAACGCTTTGGGACGCATCCGTTCGACCTGTGCTTGGGCCTTCTCCTTTTCCGCCCGCTCCTGTTTGATTTGTGTGGCAAGTCGGATAAGGAAGTCGGGTTCGGTGACTGCCTTTTCCAAAGTCGATTCGGTCATGTACGCGCCATGTTTGCGAATCGATGGCAGCACCTCATGCGTCACCCAGCGTTTGAACTCGCGAGCCTCGGGCTTGCGGCTGCGTAACACGAGGGAGTACAAGCCGGACTCGGACACGAAAACGGGTGCCTTGCCGCCGTTCTGAGCAATATCCGTACTACGGATATTGGTGATTTCATCGGCATCGAGGTATTCCCGAATATGGTTGGTGGCCGTACCGAGAATGGCGCATACGTCCGCTCCAAGGAACCACGGGTTGCCGTGTTCGTCGGTTAGGACACGCACCTGAATGCCGTTGAAGTCGAATGGTTGAATCTGATTGCTCACTTGTCGTCTCCTTCCTTGGATTGGTTTTGCGAAACCTGCATGATCTCCCACACGTCCGCGTCCTCCGACAGGCCGGACGCGAGACGGTAGAAGTCACTGAACCGGTAAAGCGGATTGCTGTACGCATCCTCGCCCTGCTGAGGCAACTGGCCTCGATGTATCCAACTACGCAAAGTGCTGCGGTTCACGCGCATTCCGCACGCCTTGATGATGTCCAACAGTTCGTCACGGGTTCTCACCGCCTCCGATTGGAGGAGACGTTTCACCCGTTCCGCCCTGATAAGGGCTACCGGCATACTGAAACCGCATTTCGGGCATTTCGCCGTCTCCGCGTCCGCATAGCAGGAAAGCTGACCCAAGCACTTGTCGGCCGGGCATGGCCCGTACAATACGGTTTCCCCGTCATCGTCCGCGAGGAAACGACGCAGCTTGCGCGTCAGACTGTGAACCAGTTCCGCGTACACGGGCGTGCTGGAATGCTCCACGAGTTTCGGATGATTGGCGATACGGTAAACCATGTCCGACAGTGGCGTGGACTCGGGCAAATTGATCTTCAGACTGCGCACCCACTCGTACAACGTGCCTTGCAACCCCGGATAACCGTGGTCATCGTCCGCGTACAGCAGATCATGCAGGGCCTCGCGCAACGGTGCGGGAGCGGTGCCGGATTGACCGCCGCCACCGTTCTTGTGCCCGTAGGCGCGGTTGATGCGATACTCGCACAGGTCGGGCAGACTGCGGTCCAACCATCGCAGGTCGCCGGTCAACTGGCTGGCGTGCTTGTCGCACAGGAGATTCAGATTCGGTTCGACGCCATGTCCGATAAGCGGTGACGGCGCGTCGGTGACGATATCCCGCCAGCAACCGTGGTAGCGGCAGAGCCTCGTAGTTTCAGTGGAAAAAGACAACAGTGACCTTGACCTTCGGTTTTTTTGAAGGTCTCGGACGTGTCAGCAACTCCCAATTATGCCATCAAACCGGTCATGATTCAGCCGGACGGCGTGTCGCCAGAACCTCGTCCAATGTCACGCCCAAACCCGGATTGAAACCACCGCCCTCACGCCTGCGCTTGGGTTTCGCGGGCGGCAAACGCAACGGGTCACGCGCGGCCAACGCCACCCGGCGAGACTCGTCCGAAGAACGGCCCATCATGCGCTGCCGGCGATACAACCACGCCTGATCTTCCACCAGTCCCAGACGTTCGCACTCCCGGCCTATCTGCGCTTCGGACGGTTTCGCACCGTTGCGCAGCTTGCGGACGATGCCGTTGATGTCGCCGGAACCACACCAGCGACCCGTGCTGTTGTCCGCGTAGAAGCGTCGAACGGCCTCACGCGCCTCCACCGCCGTGATATCCGAACGCAGTTCCGAATAAAAAGCGTCAAGCTGAACATCATCCCACTGAGCGTTGCCGTGATGCGCGTTAATCAGCGACAACAACGCCGCCGCCTCACCCTTGCTGAGCATTGAGACCTCCCTGCGAGTATCGGGCACGCTCCTCCTCGGTCATGTACTGCCAGGTTTTCGCCATGTTCGCTTCGAGATTCTGCTGGCTGCGGGACTTGACCGGCTGGGCTTGCCGGGCCCTTGGGGTCTCCGGTTTGGGTTTCTCCCAGTTGCGTGCGTACAGTTCCCCGCCGATGAACCGGCTGAACGTCTTCACGAACCGTTCCTCGGTGGCCCCGACATACGCTCGGGTTTTGGCTTCAAGAAACTCGCACGGGTCAGCCTCGCCGGCGGCTTTCACGATCTTGGGCCATTCGATTTCCAACTGCATTCGAGCCTGAGAGGTCTTCCCGTCGAACCTGTTCGTCGGGTAAATACGCTCAAGACTGTCGAGCAGTCCATCGAAGTCAGGCTTTGAGGGGGTAGGGGGAGTTGAATTATCTTTAGATAATTCATTCTGGTGTTCTGGTGTTCTGGTGTTCTGGTGTTTGTCCCGATTCAGACGTGATTCAGCCGTCTGAAAGTCATCTGAATCGGAGGTTTTTACCTCGTTTTTATTTTTACGGTAATTTTCAGCATTGCTTTCACGCTTCTTTTGTACCTGTTCGCGACTGCGATTGTGTATAAGATAATCGTGAATATAGTACCCGTTGTTCCCGTCCGGTTCGATCATGCCGACATTGCACAGTGCCTCAAGTTCTGAATCGGTGATATCCAGCACGTAAAGCGCATCATCTTCACTGATATGACCGTCTGAAAGATTATCTCCGCAGAAGGTAAGCATCATCGTGAACGCACCTATCGCGCTCGGGCATGTGTGCCTGAGTTTTCGCACCTTGCGATTCATGTAGAAGCCGTTGACCAACTGCACGTAGCCTCGTCTGGCCATCACATGCTCCCGAATCGCTTGTAGAATTCGTCATCGGTCATGCCATACAGCGGGTCCATGCCAGTTGTCGGCTTGCGCGCGGCCAGCTTGTACCAGCAGTACGGGCATGTGACGTAGTAGGTTCCGACGGTCTCGCCGCAGTGGGCGCATTCCACGTATCCGATGCTCATGATTTCTCCTTGACCGGTTTGCAGTTGTGTGGCGCTTGTGAGATTCTGCTGGTCTGGCATGCGTATGATCGGCTGCCGTCGCGGAGGATGATGGTGTTCGCCGTTTCTTCAGCCCAGCCGAGATAGGCAACGAGGGCGAAGAACAGTACGGAGAACAGTACGGCGGCGGCGATGGCGAGTGTTGCGGCCTTGCCAATGCAACTCATTCGTTTACCGCCTTCCGCGCCAGTGCGAGTAGTTCCTTGGCTTGTCGGATATATTCCTCATGGAAGCCGGGAATCTCACCGGCATAATTCCATGCGTCATCCTCGTCTTTCGCCGCGTAGCTATCGACGCCATCCCATTCGCAGCTGTTCCAGCAGAGCCGTCTCGCCACGGCCTCAATCTCTGCATTCGTGGGTGGTGCACTGCGGCCACGCAGGTAAGCTTCCTGCAAATCGTCCGTGTCGCAGTAAAACAGTTCCTTGACATGCGTTCCATTCCAGTAGCGGGTCGGATACGCCTTCTCGGCTTCCTGTTCCGCGATGCTCATTCCCACATCTCCGTTTCGTTGTTCCTGTAGTTCTTGCATTTGAATATGCGCGCTAATGCGTCAGCATCATCCAACGTTTGTTGCGGTATCGGGTTGAGCATCCCGGTCAGATAGTCGCGTGCCGCTACAGCTATCCGGGCTTTTCCCCGCACTTCCCAGAGGATCAGCCTGTACCCCTCGAGCATGTAGGTATGCGCGTCGTAGATGCGCCTGATACTGACCGCATAGTGCGTATCAGTCATAGGCAGTGTTCTTTCATCGGTTTCCGCTGCGCTCATTTCGCGTCCTCGCTTTGCTTGGTGGTTTCGGTTTCATGTTCATCGAATGGGACTGCCAGCTTCACGTGGCTGTTCATGATCGCGATGCGAGCCGGATCTTTAAACCACGTAATGCCTTCGACATAATCCACGTATCCGCAAGCAAGCCCATAAATCCCGTCACAGCGTTCCGCCCATCCGCTTTTCAGGTAGTATGTTTCGTTCGTATCAAGTTCCACGCGCAGACCCATGTCATGCGGGAGGAGTTCTAACACACCGCTCATTTCGTGTCCTCGCTTGTGAGAATCGCTAGTATGGTGTCCTCGCATTCCGGTTTTGGCAGTGGTTGCGGTGTGCTCATATCCTCGTAGTACTTGTTTAGAGCGTGCAAGCTTGTTTGCGTGTCTGGGTTGTCGGAATCGTAAAATACGGTCAGCCAGTCATACTGTGAGTTTTGCACGTATCGCAAGTGCAGTGGACAGAAGAATCGCGGCTCATTATCATTTGTGAACAGGCACAACCAGTCTTCGTCGTCGGTAATGTCCATGATTGCGTTTTCCTCGCTCGTTGCCCAGAAGTCGTACTGCATGCAACAGCCCGGGTAGTCACATTTTGCCAAGTAGGTTGTTCTCACTCTCATGCTCATTTCCTGTCCCTTTCCCAAATATTCTCAACCATCCCGCACCACTTATCCCATGCTTCCTCTCTCGTATCGGCATAAGGGGCTTCCAAGTGGGTGCAGAAAAACATGTAGCGGCCTCTCCATTCGAATATGAGCGGGACACATCCGTAGAGGGGGCAGCAGTGCCGAATCTTCGATGCTAGATTGAACATGTTCGTCTCCTTAAATCTCGTATGAAGTTGTGGCGGCTTCGCCAGTCCGAGGGCGTGCCGCTCGTCGCCGTGAGCAGCACGCCGTTGTCGTAGACTTTCCAGTGGCCGGTCGTGGCCCTGACCACCGTGTAGCCGTGCGAGGCTATCCAATGCATGAGTTTGCGGTCATCTCCACGCGCGGTCATGCTTTGAGCCTCATCTTCAACGCGAGACCGTTTTCATGCACGCTGCCCTTATCGAAGCCCATGAAACCGTTGAATAGTTCGTATTCGAGCAATACGGTGTCCACGCGGAACTCGTCGTACTGATGGTTTTTGATGCGTTCCATGACAAGCCTCATCGATGCGACGGTATCCCTGCGGTCGGCCTGTATGGGAATGAGATACGGCCAAAGATTCCATTCGCCCGGATGATCGTTCAGCCAACGGGCGAAATCAACGAGTTTCCTATCTTCCATCATTTCCCCTTAGGAGCGTTCCCTCACGATATAGTCCGGGTGTTCCCGGCAATAGTCGTATATCAGTTTCAAACATGCGATGGCGCTGTCCACGCTGCCCCAATAGTTCGGCGGATTGTATTTGCCGCGCAAAACATACAATGGTTCCAAGCAGATGTCTTTCAACGCCTTGTCGATACGGGCTGCGGCCTCCCCGGCCGTCAACCCGTCCAGGTCATGCTTAGGATGGACCTTGTAATCGGTGAAAAACGCGGATAGATTATACGTGTAGTTGAAATAATGGCCATGAGCGGTCCGCACATGCTCGCCGTCCCGTTCGCATACGTCAAACCATTCCGGTTCCGGCACATCCTTGTCCACTATGAACAGGTCGTAGCTCATTCTTCGTCTCCTTCGATGATTCCATGTCCTGCTATCAATGCGAGGGTCTTCAAGTCGGTAAGCACGGGCTGGTTGTCCATGCTTGACAGCGAGTCCAAGCCGAGACCCTTCTGCTTGAACACGACGAACCAGTAAGGTGCGTCAGCGTTACCCGCCTCGGTACGGCCCTCCTGCATCCACTCCTTGAGTCTCCCCGTATAGGTGCTGTAGTTTTTACACTCCAATACGACCGGCTGGCCGTGGATACGCAGACCGGTGATATCGCCCTGGTCTTTCGTCCCATGCAACACTTCACGGTGTATCGTCTGCTCGCTGTCACCCAACCGGGCGCGCAAATAGTTGACCACCTTGGATTCAAGCAGTGTGCCTTTGGCTTTCTGTCGGCTCATTCGTCCATCCACCATTCAGTCGGGTCATCGTGAAACTGGCAGTCCACGCAGTCCCCGAATACGTTCAAGATTCCTCCGCAGTACGGGCAATGCTCATACTGGACGGGCAGATAACTCGGTCTCATAATCAGAACTCCGGGTTGTCTCGTAGTCGTTTTTGCACGTCCCCGCGCATCTGCTCGATCACATCGACCCGAAGTCCGGTAGCCAAGCGAATCTCCTCTGCCGGACGGTTCGAGTCTTTAATGAGCAGTTGCCATGCTTTACTTTTCGCTTTGCTCAACATGAGCCCCCTTCTCCAAATTAGAGCTGATACGCACCCGATAATCGGTGATGCTCCAAGTCAGATGGTTCAACTGCCAGACGGTGAGTCCAAGAAAAACCAGCAGACAAAACGCTTGAACAATGGCCATCATCGTATTCTTTGACGTGATGCCCACCGCGAGGGAGAACGAGTAAAACACGTCCCACCCCAAATACCAGTACACGGACCATAATCCGGGTTTGCTGCCGTCACGTCGTTCGTAAACCGTGACCATATCCTTGTCACTCATTTCGATTCCTTCTTCGCGTTTTGAGACTACTTACGCTCATGATTCCTCCTTGAGCGTGGCGACATATGCGATGGCCTTGCGTTCACGCTTCGCATACTTCTCGCATTTGCGCTTGAGACGTTTGAGGCTCATGGCGTACAGGAAGTCTCTGAAGTTGCCGTCTTCGTAGATTTTGGCTCGATAACGGCCGCAGGTGCCTTCCGCGCCGATATGCGCGACCAAATGGTCTGTAAGCTGAATCTTGTTCATGCGTTCTCCTTTCGATATGGGTTTGGCGTGTATTCGGGCGATTCCTCGCCGGGCATGGGATTCATGTTCTTGACGGCTTGGATATACCCTTCTTCCCATGCTTTTTCGGCTATCTGCCGGTCATGCTCCTTGAGCCATGCTTGATAGGCGGCTCGGCCTTCCTCGATGGTTGACTGGCCTGTACCGAAGCAACTCAATTCGACGGCGGATTGGACCAAATCGTCATACACTCGTGGTTTCATTCCTCCACCTCGGTTTCCTCGCCGTACTCGCCGTAGAGTTGGTCTGCCGCATCCTTGGTCGTGTAGAGGCATTTCGCGGGCGCTTGTTCGTAGTCGTAGATGGCGGCTGCGACGACCTCTCGAAACTCCTCGCGGGTGAATATCTTCGCCTTATAGCTCATCGTCTGCCTCCGTAAAATCGTTGAACGATGGGCTGGCACAGCTCATATCCCTTCTGGGCCCACATCTCCAGTGTTTTGAGGATCACGAGAATCGACAGTGAGTCGAGTCCGTCGTCAACCAGTTTGGGAATGTTGCTGTACTGTGCGTTCAGTGTCGTATGCCCGTTCTTGCCGCTGGTGAACGTGAATCCCAGCATGTCCACGGGCGTTCCGGTTTCCTCCGGCGTGATGGTCAACCGGACCTTGAACTTCTTGCCCAACGGCATCGCCTTGTCACTCATCGTCTGCCTCCCAGACTCTCGCGAATCCGCTCCACATCAGCATTCATCGTCTGCCTCCGTGACTTCCTCGCCGACTGGTAGGGTGCGATAGATTTTTGTGATTCGCCACGTGCCCGGCGTCTCGTGGATATGCTTCACAGCGGCCTCATAGGAATTGAAAGTGACGGTCGGATACAGCATCTCGATAGCCGAATCGACCAGATATTCTTCCTTGGTCTCCAACTTCATCGTCCGTCTTCCTGACTCATGTAGGTCAACGTGAAGCATTTATCACCGTTGCATATGCGGTTCCAAGCGGCGATATTGTATTGCAACTGATACGGGGCGGGCTTCCGTGAACAACCTCCCTCGAAGCCGAGCCCGCAGACAGTGCAGCGGAACATCACGATAAAGAACGTGTATTCAGGCAACCCCTGCACGCCGTCCCGCTCCCATTTCGCCTTGACCTTGCCCCCACAACGAGGACACGGGCTAATCCTGTGAAACCTCACCAGACTCACCTCCCTCAAGAGGCGCGTTCAAATCCACCTGTTCGATACGCGCACGCTCCTGTAAGATGTTCGCGTATGCCCCCATCGCGTACAATTGGCTTTCAAGGAGCTGGAAGGAGCACGCGGGCGTGAAGTCCAACGTGCCCTCCGCGTAGCCCTCAAGCATGTGCGCCAGCTTGCTGATACGCTCCTGCAATTCTCGATGTTCGCGGATCATCCGCTGCTTGTAATCACTCATTGGTTGTCTCCTTCGGTTTGGTTTTGTAGTCTCGGACGATGCACACGCACCAGCCGAACAATGGAATATATTTGAATCTGCCTCCGTCGCGTATGAGCGCTTCGGTGAACCGTTTCGCGGTCGGCTCAATGCTCAATCCCTCCCATTCGCCATCGGGATTGACCTCGCTCTCTTCGAGATACCGTGTTCGTATCAGCCTGTAGTGGACTTTCTTCATGGCCCAGTTGACCAGCGCGTGACACAATTGGGAAAACAGCCAGACAACGTAGAAAACGACAATGAGAATGAAGGGCGTAAACACGCCAAGCACGTAGTAGCTCATTCTTCCGTTGCCTCCTTCGGCTTGGTGTCATAGCTGATGTCGATGATGCGAGTCACGTTGAACTCTCGTCCGCAGTTCTCGCACTCCTCCTCGAAGCATTCGTCATTGCCGCCGCATTCATACGAATCTTCGTATCGGTGCCCGCAGTAAGGGCATACGATTTCGTCGGTATCATCGAACTCGGTCGGCTCACCCGAATCGATGAGACGCTTCTTCGGAACGCAATCACGGCAATACGTCTTACCGTCAATGGTTTCGCTCCAACGTTTGGTCATGAGGTAGCCGCACATATCGCATTGGATAAGATTGTTCATTCTTCCGTTGCCTTTTCTTGCATTGCCTTGATGGCGAGTCGCATGGCGTCGTAGTATTCGGCCCTCAACGCGCAGTCAGAATCCCATTGGGGGTAATAGTCGGGCTTCAACGCCTCGTAGAACGCTTTCGCTCCGGCTACGATTTCCTCGTTCGTGGGCCGGCGCGTGGCTCCGGCGATAAAACCGGCCTCGTATTCCTTGCCCTTGGTCGTGCCACGTGCTTCCTCGGGGGATAGACTGACAGCTCGTTGGATGACAGCCCACTTCGCGTCACTGCTGATAATGCTCACCATGCGCCTCCCATGTGCAGGCAAAACGCGATGAAGCCGCCCCAGATCAGGATGAGCAGTAAAACCGCGAAACCAAGATCGGGTTCCGTGTCATCCATCGCGCAGACCAATGCCATGACGGTGAGGAGAAAGTCCGCGACGAACCAGACGAACGTTCCGAGACCAAGCCAGCCGTTCATGCTTCCACCACCTTGACCGGACGGAACGGTGCAGCATTTAGAACCTGAACGCTATCCGTTGAGAACTGCGGGCGCGTGATACTCCAATTACCGGCATCAATACACGTGAGTGGAAAGGCATTCTCGCCCATCACCCATGTGTTATCGTCCTTGTCCAACCACAGTCCAGGCTTGTCAGGAAGCCGGGGCTTCGGACGGAGTCCGTAGGTGAAGGCGTTGAAGCCAAGGGCGATACATTCCGGCCCGACAGCGCCGTATACCCGACCCCAGAATCGGTTACGGCCTTTTTCCACATCTGTGACCTTGTAGCGGTTGCCGTCGAGCATAACGGCAATATCTTTCTCTTGGAGGTCATCAGCCTCCTCGATACGCTCGTAGTTGGGGTCATCCAACAATTCGACGGTATCGACGTAACTGGGAATGATGGGCTGCGTATCAGATGATTCAGCCGAGAACACGTGTAAATATGTTCGATGCGCGTCGAGTTGCATCGAAAGGCTACATATACCGTCCGTGTCTCTGGAACGCCGCACGAGCTTCCCTATGAATACGTCTCCGTTCTCCATTGTCACCTTGACTCGCTTATCGAGATTCTGAATCTCCATAAGGGTCTTACCTGCCCAGAATGGTTTCTCACTCATTGACAGCCTCCTTGGCTAGTTGTCGTTTACGTTTCCGCTTCGCCTCATACTGGGCGTATTTCTCGGGATGCTCCGACCTCCAACGGCGATGGTATTCAGCCATCTCACGCTGATGGGCGGCGGCATACTTACGAGCCGAAGCCCGAGCCTGAGCCAAATGCTCCGACCGGTACCGGCGTGCATACTCATTACGTTTCTCACGATTACGAGCGTTCCGCCGATTCGCCAGATCACGCAGATGCTGCGCATACTCGGGGTCGGTTCGACGCCGTTCCCTGACACGACAGTTCCGGCACATGCCATCCTTGCCGACCCGGCACATGCCACCGCACCAATCGCATTTCGGATGACGTTCAGTTATCAGGCCGGACAGTTCGCCGCCGTTCCGGCAATAGTCGATGAACTCCTCATCGGTCATGTCATCAACGTTCACAGCCACACCTCCCCATTAGTGAACCTGCTGAACAACACAGGGTCGAGCTTGTACAACGCCCGCCGAAACTGCGGGTCACGGCAGAACAGGATGAACAACAGGCTTACTGCTTCGGCGGTTCGCATCGCGTCCAACCTCCCTTATCGTCCAGAAGCACCCAACCATGTTGGGCGGTGAGAATCGGCACCAGTTCGGGGTGATCGTTGAAACCGCTCACGATGTACCCCAAGCTCATGGCCTCACGCGGATGGGCGTGAATCCACCCATGACATCCCGTATCGCCACTCCCACACGCCAAGATGAGGTTCGACGCCTCATGCAGTCCCGGCCACTTGTGTGACCTGAGTCTGCGATGATGCCGGCTGAAACCGCTCCAATGGAATGGTTTGCCGCAGCGGACGCACCGGTATTGGTCGCGTGCGTCCACCAAATCCTTGACGTGTTGGGACGGGTTAGATCTGCCCATTTCCGTATTCGTCCTGGGGTTGGCTCCACGGGTCCGTAGGCTGCTGATACTGCTGTTGCGGTTGCTGGAATCCCTGTTGCGGCTGCTGGAATCCTTGCTGATACTGCTGCTGCGACTGTTGGAAACCAGACTGCTGGGCCTTGGGTTTCGCGCTCAACACCGCAATGGTGCGGGCCGCGACATCCCAATTCTCATACCGTTTCCCATCCTTTTCCGACACTCTTTTGGACAAGCTGCCGTTCACAAGAACCTTCACGCTCATGTTCGGCTGGGACTTCAACTGGCGAACCTGATTCAAAGCATCCTTCGCCTGATTCGACAAGGGACGCACACCATAGAACTGAGGCTCCTTGTCAACCCACTGGTTCGTGTTCTTATCCGTGTAACCCGGATGGACGCTGACGTTGAGAATACTGGAATCCTGAAAATCCTTGATCTCTCCCGCATATCCGGTAAACTCGATGCTTGGTTCTCCGGCCATTACGCATTCCTCCTGTAATTGTTCGTCTTGTGTTTCTCCATGGCCCGCCTGTTGCAGACCAGCATGTGTGATTGGGCTCCGGCGCAATCAACGGCACCGCATGTGGGGCATTGGGGGAGCGTGATCTTGTCCCCGTGAGCCCACAGGCATCTGGCGCACTTGCAGCCCGGCCTCGGGGTGAAAGTCACTCGAAGCTCGCCTCCACCTTCGTGAACGGGAAACGATCATCCCGGACACTGGTCTTGAAGAACTGGCTGCGGGATTGGGACTGGCATGGGAAGGCGGGGGCGATGGTGCCATCATGGGAGAGCACCGGCATCCAACGTTTGCCGTCATGCTTCCACACCGATTCGGTGCGAGCCTTGTAGAAGCCCGGCTCCTTCGGAAGGTCATCCATCGTGTACGGTCCGCGGTACGCATATTGGAAAAAGGAGTCATCCATCCACCACCCGTCCGGAAAGCCGAGCTCCCCGATACTCAGGCACAGGGTCTGTCCGCCCATACGGTCAGAATCCGTCTTCTTCACCGTGTACTCGTTGCCGTTCTTCACCACCATTTTGTCGCCGGGGCGAACCTTCGTGATATCGGTGATACGCTCACGGAAAGCATCATCCACCAGTTCGATGGACTTGATACCGGAGTAAGGGACGAAAGTCGAGGATGAACGAATGGCGGGAGAAAGAGAGACGCAATGAGCAACGTTTCCCACCATGTCGAGCGTACTGGTCATCGTGTCGCCGTTATTCCACGTTATCTTGACACGCAGCCCTTCCAGCTCCCCGCAGGTCTTGCCTTTCCAGAACGGTTTCTTGTCATCATCTTCAGCCTGCTTGACGGATTCCGTCTCGGGCTTCGACTCGTACACATGCACGTTCCGAGCGGAACCGGTACTGTACCCATCGCCAAAATCCAAGAAAACCACGAGATTGCCTTCATCCTCGGTCTCGATGTACAGTGGCGGCTTATGGCCCATACTCATGATGAGAACGTCCACCATGCTTTCCGGGTTCTTCATCTCATGCAGTTCGCCCGCATAATGCCCGTCCGCATCATCAAACTCAACCCACATGCCCGGTTTCACGTCGTTCAAACCAATCTCACTGCTCACTAGGAGCCTCCTTAACCTTGTCGTTGTGCTGTCGGTAAGCGTCGATGAACCGTTGCGCCTGATATTCGGTCAACGTGCCATAAGCGACCCGCGTTTGCAGGACATTGCCGATGAAACCGTTCTCCTGACCCACCGGAATCTTGCAGTCTTCAAGAATCCGGTCGATCTGTGTTTTCTGCTCGTCGGTCATACCCTTGACAGAACGCTTTTTGTAGCCGCTCGTCTCACCGTCATCATCCGTGGTCGCCAGTCCGAACGCGCCGCAAGTGCTGTAGCGTCGCGCATACGTCAATGCGGAACCGAGGGCCTGCATGACGCTCATGCCACGCGAATCACCCACCTCGACCGGGATAAGACAATTACTGGCAATCCACTTGTCCGTGCCCTTCTTCCTGACGGCCGTATCCACATACAGGCGTCCGTCAACCAACTGGGTCGGCCATTGCAGGTCGAACCCCTGCTCGTCCACATAGTTCACGACCTGAGCCAGGGTCGCATACGTGCCACGACCGCCCTGAGCGTCCTTCTTAATTACCGCCATGATTCAATCTCCTCCTCTTCCTCCAACAGCTTCCAGTCGGGGAACACGACATCCTTCGGGTATTTAGGCAACCCGTAGGCCCTCATAGCCTCCAACGGGTCCTCCGTGTTGTCACGGAACCATCTGATGCCCTGCAAGGCGTGGTTTATCTTCGGTTCCGCCAGTTCGGTGATGATGGGCGAATCCTCCTGAATCTCGTAGCGCATCCAGTCGAACGGCGGGTTCTTCTCCTGCACGACGAACTCGAAACCCAACGGCCCCTTATATTCGGGCATCGTCAACCGGTAGAGACGCATGTAGAACGCGGCCTGAATGTGATACCCGTACTGCCAGCAGGAACGCTCGAACTCGTCCGGCGACTTCACCGTGGTCTTGTAATCACGGATACGCAGCACACCATCCGGGTCTGGAGTGGACGGCAACCAGTCCGCCTTGCCCTTAATCAACAATCCGGTATCAGGGTCGGCGGCGATCATCGCCACCTCCGGCTGACCATCCAGCTTCGTGAAGAAATCTCCAACCATGTCCCGCATGGCCTCGACCTTCTCCACATCATCGGGGGAAAGCCATACGATATCCTCGCCCTCATGCAGTTTCAATGTCTCCGCATACCTGGCTTTGCCTTCCTTGGTGCGTAGGTTCGGTTTCACCAGCACCTCGGGGCCACTGCCCAATATGAGACTGTGAGCCGCCTTCCCGAACTCGAACTGGGGGGAGGACGAATGCTCGCCGGTCAGATACTGCGAATACGCCAACGGGCTGACCAGATACTTCTTCAACGCGGTCTGGTCCACCGCGTCAAACGCGAAGTAATCGTCATCGGCCATCTGCTCGACGGTCATTGCCACTCCTTTCTTGCTTTGAGTACTTCCTTGCCTAAAACCTTGATGGTGTCGGCCACCGAGTCGAGAAAATCGTCAACGTCCTCCACGTCGTAGACCTCTCCGTAAAGCAGGGAACGATACGTGCGGAACTTTCTATGCCGGACATCATTCGGGGTCAACATGAGAACCCCTCGACTGCATGGACAATTGTTCCTCGCGTTCCATCAGGTGACTGTGACGCCAAGTACGCGACTTACCCTGCTTGTGAGAGGCCTCCGCATAATCGGCCACATGGTCACGGCCAACGTCTCCCACGACCTTCGAGGCCTCGTTCCAATCCGAGTACACGCGATCGTTCACGGCCACATACTTGTCCGCGAGATAACGGACGCAATCACCGAGATAACGGATGGCTTTGGCGATGGAGTTGAAATCAGATGCCATCAGTCGGCGTCCTCCGTCTGAATCTGAGCCCACGTCTCCTCCATGAGAGGCCGGTCGATCTCGTAGTAGATGTAGGTCTTCCCGTGCTTGGGCGGGTAGGCGCCGAACTTCATCTTGTAGTTCTCGGCCAAACGGGAACCGAAGTGCAACGCGCTTTTCCTCATCGGCTCGAATCCTTTCGAACGGAGGAAGTCGCTGATGATGAGTCGCGGGGAGCCCGGTGTCTGTGGCGCGGGCTGCTGGTTCGGCGTATATGAGTCGAGTATCTGCCTCGCGCGGTGTTCGAGCTCGCCCTGCGGCAATAGTCCACGGGCCTCGTTGAGCAGTCTCATCTGGTCTGATGGTGTGAGTTCCATGATTGTTTCCCTTCACTGGGCTTGATTGTTTGGTTGTCCTTCTGCGCCGGTGCTGACACGTCCGAAAACCCTTGTATTGGTTTTCCGACGCAGGACGCGAAGGGGTTAAATTTTCTGAGCGCCAAGCCGGGAGTCGAACCCGGTGCACCTTGGAGAAGTCCATGACCATTGGAAGGCTTCGTAGGTGCGGCACCATGCGCTTGGCTGCCACCGGACGAGGAAGTAAAAGAATAAAGAACCCCGCCCGGAAGAATCATCTGGGTTGGATGAGGGTGTTGGAGCCCTCGGGTGTGACAATCAGCTGGTCGGCGTTCTTCAAAGCGTCGATGTAATGCTGCCGGAGCACGTTGTCGGTCAGGGAATCGTTCAGCACCTTGTTCGCGTCGGCCTCGCCCTGCGCCTTGATGCGCTTCGTCTCGGCCTCGACCTTCGCGGTCTCCTGCTCGTTCTTCGCCTTCTGCTTGGCGACCTCGGCGGCTTGGGCCTGCGCGTAGCTGTCGGTGATGGACTTCGGGTAGCGGATGTCCTGCACGGACACCTGTTCGACGGTCAGGCCGATGCCCTTCCATTTCGAGGTGAGCGCGTCCTGCACGGCCTTCGTGTACTTGCCACGGTCGGTGAGCATCGTGATCGTGTCGAACTTGCCGGAGGTTTCACGGGCCACGCTGCGCAGGTCGTTGCCGATATAGTTCTGCGTGAACGTGGTCTGCTTGCCGTATTCCGAGTAGAGCATTTCGGCGGCGGACGGGTCGAGCGAATAGTTGACCTGAATGTCGATGTTCGCGCTGGCACCGCTACGGTCGTTGACCGTGACCTCCTTGCCTTCCGCGCTGCCGCCGTCGTACTTGTAGTCGGTGTCCTTGAAGAAGTTGATGAGGTTGTTGCGCGTATCGTATTTGATGACCGACTGCCACGGCGCCTTCGCATGGAAGCCCGCGTTCTCCGCATGGCCGGCGACGGAGCCGCCCATGTTGCGGATGACGGCCACCTCGCCTACGTCCAGCGAGTATAGGCATGCCGGAATCATCAACAGTGCGGCGACGATGATGGGAATGAAGCCGAAACCGGCTCCGTCGCCACCGTTGGCGAGTGCGACGGCTATCATGCCGACTCCGATGAGCAGGAGTATTACGGCGAGTATGAACCAGATCATTTTTGCGTTCCTTTCGACAGAGCAAACGAGAGCATGACGGGCGAACAGCACATGAAGCCTGCGAGAATACTCCACGGGCCCGCATAGGGTTGCAGCGAGAGAATCAGGAACCCTGTCGCCGCCAACGTCAGACAAGTGATTGTCTTCGTGTTCTCATGCCGGTGCCGGCGTTCATCGGGTGAATGCTGCCAGCCGGAGCAGTGAGCCCCATACGTTTTCCTGTTCATGACATGTCCTTTCCGCGTGGCCGGGCTCGGATTCGAACCGAGAACGTCCTTGCCGTCACCGTGTTGCAATGTTGACCAACCGTGAGAGATGGATGACGAGTCCTATGGTGCGGTGACGATGGTGCGTGTCCAGACACCCCGAAGGGTTCCGGCCGATGGTTGCCGCAGTAGATCGCAGTATGGTATTTATTTGCCTGTAGTCGATAGGTGGATAAAAAACGACCCACTGCGGCAGGACTTGTTATTCCTCGTTCTTCTCGTCGGCGCAGTCGGCCAGGTCTTCAAGGGCCTTGGCGGCGAAACGCGCCTGACTTGGAGTGAGGGGGCGGGCACCGTAATCGGTGTCGATTTCCGCGTTGATAAGACCTTCGGCAGTGACGTTGCCGGTGAAGTATTCACGGGTGTGACGTTCCTCGACCACGAGCTTCTGGGAAAGGTTACGATTTTGGCTGACCATTGTTTTCTCTTTCTTGTGAATATCGTTTAAAGGCCCTTTCGGATTAGGCTTGTAATCGCCAAACCACATGCCAAACCCGAAAGGAAGAATGAAAAATGACCGACATCGACGCGCTTCAAAAAGCGGCTCGGGAGATCAGGGGAGACATGAGCTTCCTGAACGCCTCCAACAACGCCGAGACCTGGCTGAGACACATCAAAACGTCGATGGACTCCACAGCCAAGGCCATTGACGTTATCACCGCCAACCAGCGCGAGCTTTCCGACCGTCTGGACAAACTCGGAGTCTGACTCGCGACGCTTGGCTTGTTCTCCCCAGATTTCCGCCAGTTGCGCGGAGATTTGGGGAAGCCCGGTTTCCACGATCTGAGCCATCCACGTGTTGAGAATGTTCAGCTCGTCGGCAACACGCTCCGACGAATCCGAGGCATACGAATAGTTGCCGTCACTCATATCGTCACCTGCCTATCGAGTTAAGTTCCTTCGGAAAGGATTCGGCCTTATCCGCCAGGTCATTGAGCGCTTTCGCTATCTCGCGGGCCTGTTCCGGGGTCAGTTTTTCGCATACGGAAAGCGGTGCCGTCACCTTTACATATCCCGGATGCGCCTCGCCTTTGAAAATGTGGGCTTCAAAGGTCTTCGTGACATCCGCCTCCAACGGGTCGTACATCACCATGCCGATAGCAGGGGAGTCGTAGACATGTTCCCCATGCTCATTGGTCTTGGACTTAGTCTTGTACATGATTCTTCGATTCGTATCGGTCCATCATCAGACGAATGGCGTCGAGGGGAGTGGATGCCGTTGCTCCTTCTGGTTTATGTAGACGGGGCAGGACTTCCGTGGACGGTTCAATATCCGGTGCGTTCCTGAACGTTCCCGTCTGAACCATGTCCAGCCAGTCCATCAGGCGTTCCTGTTTCATGAGCCGGTATTCACCGAACGTGACGAACGCCCCATGCCGGTCGAGAAGACTGATGGTTACCGGAATGTCGCTGCTGGACGCGAGCTTTGCCGGGTCCGTGTCCAGCAGTACGCCCATCGCCATGCTTTCCTCAAGGCCGAAGCCGCGAAGTTCCACGTCCCCGATAAGACCGGAGGCGATATCGTTCTTGAGTTGTCTTACGAAATTGCGGTTGCGTAACTCAATCATGTGGACGGAAACCGTGTATCGGTGGGTGTATCCGCGTCTCGCGGTTCTCCGACTCTTCGGAGGAAGGCTGACATGCCGTTTCATGCTGTTACCTCCATGTCAGAAGGCTTGTTAGAGGCGCTTGGTGAGAAGAAGTCGGGCAGAATGTCCATCGGTGTTAAGTTCAGACATTCCGCATAGGTTGCAACCTGTCCGATTCCTATGGTTGACTGCCCCTTCAGTTGACGGGTCAGTGTTACGTAGGGAGTGCCGGACTGGTTGGAAAGCCACCTCACAGACCTATCTGCGGCCTTGAGTGCTTCCCTCAGCTTTCGAGCAGTTTGCTTGGTGATGCTTTCTTGATTAACCATATGGTTAATTATGGCACTGCTTGGATAATCCGTCAAGCTAGTTTTTTATCTATTTGGTTAATTCTCTCTCTATTTTGTGATATTCTTTATCC